GGAAGTACTGGAATGAAATAAAAATCATATTATGTAAAATAAAAAAAATAAGGGTAGATTAATAAAATCTGCCCTTATTACATATTAATTGAAAAAGAAAGGATGATTCATATGAAAATAGAAAATTCTAAATCTTATAAAATACATAACACAGTTTATAAATGTATGTCAAACAATGAATTTGATATATTACAAGGATATAACAAAAAATATAAAATGAAAGTAACCTTGTTATTTCCTAAAAAGCAAGATAAAGCAGTTGATAATAAGTAAAAAATAGTATATGATATGTATAAGTAACTTAGTTGGAGGATATTTATATGACAACCAAAAAAGTAGCATGCTTATACCGTGTTTCTACTAAGGGGCAAGTTGACAAAAACGATATACCAGAACAAAAAATTGCTTGTCATAAATTTATACAAGAACATTCAAATTGGATACTTGTTAAAGAATATTATGAAAAAGGTGTATCTGGATTTAAAAAATCTGCTGCTCAAAGAGATATTTTACAACAGGCAAAATCAGATACTTTACAACATAAATTTGATATCTTATTAGTTTTTATGTTTGATAGATTAGGCAGAAAAGAAGACGAAACTCCTTTTGTAGTAGAATGGTTTAATAAGCAAGGAGTAGAAACATGGTCAACACAAGAAGGACAACAAAAATTTGATAATCATATTGATAAATTAATGAATTATATTCGTTTTTGGCAGGCTTCTGGCGAAAGTGAAAAAACATCTATTCGTGTAGATGTTAAACATGAACAAATGGTTCAAGAAGGTTTATACAGAGGTGGAATTGCACCGTATGGATACGATATTGTTCCATCCGGTAAATTTAATAAAAAGAAAAAAGAAGTAAGTAAACTTATCATTAATAAAAATGAAGCTCAAATAGTTAAACAAATTTATAATTATGTTTATGAATATGGATTGGGAAATACATTGATAGCACAACAACTTAACAAAGAACATATACCATCTTCATCAAATACTATGTGGAGAGCAGGAGTAATAGGATATATATTAAGAAATCCAATTTACAAAGGTTATTTAACATATCGAAAATCAACAAGAAAAAATGATATATCAGGAAATTTACCAAAGTCAGATTGGATTTTATCACAAAAAGCAAATAAAGAACTTATTATTATTAATGAAAAAATTTGGGATGAAGTACAAAAAATAAGAGAAGCAAAAAAAACAAAAAATAATAATTGTAACCATCAACATAGAAAAATTACAAAAAGTCCATTGTTATTTGTAGGAATTATTTCTTGCGGATATTGTGGACATGCGTTAACAACAAATTATAATATAAAATATAACAAAGACAAAACAAAAAAATATCATAATGCTGTATATCGTTGTAACACTAAAGCAATTAATAAAAATTTATGTAAAGGCCAGACAACATACTCTGGAAATAAAATTGATTCAATTGTTTTAGATGCCACATATAATCATTTGAAACAAATATTAGAAACAGAATCTAAAGCAAATAACAAATCCCTAGTAAATAAAAAACAAACATTAAAAATACAATTGACAAAAGAGGAAAATAATTTACAAAAATCAAAAAAAGAAAAAGAATTATTATTAAGAGAAATTTCAAATTGTTTAATGGGCAATAGTAAATTTAAGCAAGAAGATTTATCTGAACTTATATCAATAAAAGAAAAAGATATAAGTAATATAAAAAATAAAATAAAACATATTCAAGATCAACTTAATAAATCAAATGATAATCAAAAAAACAAAAATAATTTACAGCATATTGTTAAATCATGGGATAAAGAATTTTTAAAGTTAGATTTGAACAAACAAAAAATGATTTTAAGACAAATTATAAAACACATTACAGTTTATAGAGATAACATAGAAATACAATTTTACGAAGATAGACAATCTTTTATTTCTCTTTCAAATAATTAAAAAAAGACTGCTATCAATTAGCAATCTTTTTATTATGGTGGACGATGAGGGATTTGAACCCTTGACCTCTGCGTTGCGAACGCAGCGCTCTCCCAGCTGAGCTAATCGCCCATAACATTTTATATTATAACATATGTGCTATTAAAATACAAGTCATGCTTCTTCCATTTTTATACTTGTATAATGAACTCAGTTGTGCTCCCGTTCAAGTTCATTATACAAGTATAAAAATTATATTAAAATAGGTATTATATATAAAATCTACATAATACCTATTAAACGGTGAAAGAACGGTGATTCAATCAAACCGCTCATTTGCATTATACCATATTTATAAAATAAATCAACTATAAAATGTAATATAAAATGTAAAAAATAGGGAATAGACATAAGAAAATTAATCTTATAATCTATTCCCTAAAATTATAACTTAATAGCACCAGAACCAATTAAAGCACAAAAATAAGCAATAATACCTAAACCAACAACTTTCCCTATTGCAGAAAGAATATTAACTTTAATATTATGTTTTGTCTGCTTATATTCATTATATGGTTCATCATGTAATTTATCTACTTGTTTTTGGACAGTATTAACCTTAGCTTGTAATTCACTTCTAAAAGTTACGCCTTGATTATCTACTTTATTTGATAAATTATCAAACTTATTATTTAATTCATTTTGTCCCTCTTTAATATATCCAATATCATTGCAAACAACTTCTATTGTTGTAGCAATTTTATGTATATCTTCAGTCTTTTGTTCAAGTTTATCCATACGATTTTTTATCTCATCTATTTGATGAGTATTACTTTTACTTCTTTCTGAAGTCTGAATTAATAATTCTTTATCATCTTCATCCATACTAAAATATCACCGTTCTTTCCTTTTTTACATCACCAAAGAATGGTGAATTTATTTTGTCATCTGAGCTTTAAACATAGTCATTGTTTTATTTTCAGAAGCTAAAACACCTTCCAACTGATCAAATGCTTGTTTTATCCAACCCTTAACAATATCAAGTGGAATAATAGATTTTAAAACAGGAAATTTAGTACAAAAAACATCATAAACTTCAGCAATAGCTAAATCCATTTCACCTGCATCATATTTCTTCGCAGCAATAGTTACCCAATTAAGCAAACATGCTTTAATGCGTTTTACTTTTTCACTGTTTGGAAGTTTATAAAACAGTTTAAATTCATAAATACCCCAAACAATAAGTACAATTGCAATAACAATCATAGGCCAATAAGTAATCAACCAATTAATAAAGCTCATATATAATCCTCCTTATTTATAATTCACATTTATAATTCACAAATTTATTAACAAACCAATTTACAACTTTCCATAGCCATTGAATTAATTCATTTTTAGATTTCTTTTTAACAACAGGATTTGGAATAGGAGAAGGAATAGGAGATGGTGTACTTTTAATCACATTTGCGTCTGACGGTTCTTTAACCTTACCCATAACAGCAAAAGACTGATCTATCGGATAATCATATGGAAGAAGAAAAAGTCCATTGTTTCCATAATCTCCCCAAGTATTAAAACACCACCATGCGTTATATTTTTTTGAAAATCCTGTTAAAATAAGAGCATGATAACCTGTTAAATCTTTTACATCACCTTGAATTAGTTTAGCAATATAATCTCCAGATGTATCTGATAGAATTTTATAATCTAATGAATTACTGGAATACCATGGTACACCAATATGAACATAACCATTAGTCATAAGACTTATTTTAATATCATTAGAATTATTAAGTTGTGCAAACGACAGCGTTTTATAATTAGCCGCATCTTTAATAAGATTTTCTGGATTAGATTTATTATAATCAATATTTAATTGTGGTTCTATTTCAATCTTATTAAATAATTCGTTCTTACAAACACCTATATTAACAAGAATTTTTTCTGCATCACGAAGTTCCATACCATCAGAATCTTGATTAGACCTGTTTGCATAAACAAAACTAGGAGATAGTTCAGTATATTTGCCTGTTGCTAATTTATTAAGATGTTCTGCAATATAAGATGAACTAAAACTTGCACACATC